CTTGTTGTTTTGATCTCGGGCGATCAGGGCGGCGCGGCGTTCGGTGATGCCGTAACGGCGCCGGAGGTCCTTGGCCAGCGAGCCCAGATCGCGGCCGCTGGTCACGCTGCGCATGACGAGGCCTTCGACCTCGGTGGAGTACTGGCGCGGGATGCTTTTGATCAGTGCGACGTTCTCCGCCACGGTCGCCGCGAGGACGTCCTGCATGCCTTGCGTCATCTTGAATTTCACCGTCATGCCGGCATCGCGGAGGATGCGCTGTAGTGCGGCCTGCGATCGCTTCGATGAGGACTTGGCAAACCACGCCGCGAGCTTCGGTGCGGCATCATCGAATTGCTTCAGCCAGCGTTTGCCCAGGGCGCGGAGCTCGCGCTCCAGCTCCTTGGCCGGCGAGGCATCGGCGGCGATCCTGGGCGGCTTGCGGCGGTACTGCGCCAGCACCCAGTGCTCGTAGGATGCCGCCATCTCATCGATCAGGGCGGTGAGCTTTTTTCGGTAGGCCGCTCGCAGTCCGATGTTGGGACGGACCGGCCGCAGCGTCTTGAGGCGCATCAGCGCACCGGCTGGCCCGGGATGATGTTTTCCAGGACTCCGACCTCGAACGAGCCCGGGGTTACGCGCGCGCGGCTGCCGGGTTGGTGGAGGTCGAACTTGCCGTCGGCATGCAGGATGCCGAGCTTGGCATAGCGGGTGTGGCCGGCACGCTGGCCGACGACGCGATAGGTCCTGTTCTTATCGAGCCATTGCTTCTGCTGGCGGGTCATCGTGCACGCTCCTCGATTGCCTCGGCGAGGTGGTCGTGGAGGTCGGCCCGCCGCAGGGCTTCTGGATCATCAGAAAGGCGCAGCAGTCGTGCCTGCTCTCTGTGCTGGCTTGGCGTCATCAGGAACGTCCCACCCCGGGATGTCGTCGAGGATGCGCTCGGCTTTTCCTTTTTCGGCTGCATCGTTCACCCATTCCATCGCCTCGCGCTCAATAGCCTCGAGCGGGTCGGCGACGCCTTCCTTCTCCATGATTTGCATTACGCGCTCGCGCTGTGCCGTAGTCAAACTGTCGGTGGACAAACCGGAGTCCAGCAGCGCCTGGTCGATGCTGTCATCGATGTGGCGCCGGTTTTCCTCTGCGACACGCTCCTGTTCGGCTTGCTCGACGTGTTCCGGATTCTGCCCATAGCGATAGACCCGATCGCCGCGGCTCTCCTGCTCGACGGCATCGAGCAGTGTCTGGACGGTGCTGGTGTCGGCGAGGTCGCTGCGATTGAATCCAGCATCCTGGATGTAGCCGGCTTCGACAGCGGCCTCGCGCAGGCGATCGAGCTTCATGCCGCCGGGACGGATCAGCGATCCGAAGCCAGGGATGAACTTGTTTTTCGTGCCCAGGAGGGAGCGGACATCGCCGATCAGCGGATCCTTGGGGTCGATGCCGCCGCGGGAGACGATGAACTCATTCAGCGACCAGGTGCCGGGATCGCGGGACTTCGGACCGCCGCTGCGGCGGACACCCTCCGGCATCAGGTTGGCGGCCTTGCGCTCGGCCGGCGTCATCCATGTGCCTTTGTAGACGGTCTGCTTGCCTTCCTTGGTCTTCGTCAGGTTCATGCCGATCGACTTTGCCGTCGCCGGGACGGAGATCGATGGCCAGCCCAGCGCCGTCATCAGTTCCTTGGCGGTGGTGCCTTTTTCGAGGAGATGGGCGGCATGTTCCTTTTTGGACTTGAAGATCGGCTGCTCGGTTGATGAGCTTTTGGTGGAATTCGACTTTTCGGGGCTTTGTGCGGCCTTTTTGGGTGCCTGCTTCTTGCTGGGCGACTCTCCGCCGCCACCACTCCCAAACTGGCCGGCATTGCCGGGCTGGCCTCGGGGATGATCGGATTCCTTCCATTCGTCGGCGGCCGTTTCATGGACAGCGGAGACACGGAGTCTGATCGGATGCCCCGGGCCTTTCGGAGCCCGGATGCCGTCAATCTTAAGTTTGGTATTGCGAGGGAGCAGGACCTCTTTTTCATCGGTGTTGTATGAGATTTTTGACATGTCGAGGGCGGGCTGATTCTCGTTCGTGGCAATTTCCATCACCACTCCGCCGGTGCCGTTCATGTATGCGATGTTGGAATCGGTCGATGCCGACAGGAATCCTTTATCCGAAAGGACTTGGCCGACCTTCACTTCGTCGCCGCCGACAAGGCTTTTGAGGGCGTCTCGGCTTATGCCGCGATAGAGTTTAGTTCCGGCTGGAATCCGAGACTTTGCGATTGCAGAGTCCAGCCTCTGGGCGGCCTGGCCGCCGTCACCGCCGCTGCGCAGTTCGGTGTTAAGCCGCAAGAAGTCGTCTCCGCTATAGGCCGAGAGATATGCCTTTTCCTTCGGTGTGAGGCGATTTGTAGGCTTCGATCCCCCACCGCCGCCGGAGCCGAACTGCCCTGCGTTCCCCGGTTGACCGCGGGGATGGTCAGCTTCGTTCCAGTCGTCTCCCACGAAAGGGAGCACCGAGTCGCCGGCCTCCGCCCCTCCTTCCGGTTTGACGCCGGCCTCGGCTTCTGCCTGCGGCTGTGGCCGGCCGCCGACGGGCTCGAGGCCTTCCTCCTCCTCCTCCAGCAGATCGGGCACGTCTTCGGGATCGATGCTGTCGAACCCGGATTCCGGATCGTTGGCGACCTTGGTGCGGACCTCCTCCTGGGAGACGACGCCGCTGTCGATGCGGATCTGGTCGGTCTCGGCCTCGATCTTGCGGATCTCGGCCTTTTCCTTCGGCGTCATTTCATGCAGCGGGACGAAGTCGTAGGTGATGTCTGGATCGCGGGCACCCCACAGACTGATCTGCATGATGTCGTAGATCGTCGTGAGGTTGGGCCGGAAGAGATGCTCCTGGTTGCCGTGGATTGTGTCGTTGAAGGCGCGGAGCTCGCCTTCGGAGGTGGCATTCAGGCCCTTGGGCTGGATGCCGGCAAACTTCACCGCCGGGATGCGGCCGACCGAAAACATGTGCTCCTGCGCCTGCGCCTGCAGCTCGTCGAGGCCTGAGACCGGGGCGGCGACGTTCTTGAAGTCCTCGGTGGCCTTATCGACGACCATCGTGCCTTGATTGTCGCGCAGCCAGTTGGCCAGCGCCATGCGGGCGATGACGTCTCCGCTGCCGCCCCCGGCGCCGCCTGGCGTCGTGGTGGTGGCGAGGTTGGTGTAGAGCACCATCACGGAGAAGGCATGGATGATCTCGCCGACGCTCTCCCGGGTCCGAAGCCAGATGTCGACGTAGGGCTGCGCCATCTGCGTCATCGAGAGGCCGCCGAAGGCGTACGCCGGCTTCAGGATGTCCGGCACCGGCCTGCCGATGAACGACAGAAACCGCGATTTGTGGATCTCGGTGCCCATGACGTACCAGACCCTCGGATCGTACCAGTCCGGCCGTAGCGGGTTTTGGGCGTTGTAGGTCGTCGGGTAGGCCCAGATCGGCTCGATGGCGCGCATGCCGGTCAAGCAGCCGCGACTGAGCTTTTCCTTGGAGGCATTGTTGCGGCCGTTGCCGATGTCGGTGGCCAGTTCCTTGTTCTGGCTGTCGACCTCGGCGCCTTTGATTTCGAGGTAGAGGTGGCCGATGCCAAAAAAGGAGTCCTGTGCAGCATCGGCCTTGAACCACTGCCGGACTTGGAGGTGATCCTCGAAGTCCTTCAGCTCCTTGATCTTGGCCTCGATCTCCTTGTTGCGGCCATCGCTGCGGCCCTTCTCGCCGCTCTGGGCGCGCCGGCGCTCGCCTTCTTCATCATCCTTGTTGCGATCCTTCGGCTTGTCCTTTTCGTGCGTGCTGGGATCGTCGGTGCCGCGGAACTCCGTCCAGTTGCGGGTCATCTCCTCGGCGCGGATTTCGCCGAAGAGCCGGTATTCCGGCCGCTGGGCGAGTTGGGCGAGGTAGGGATAGCCCATGAACATCAGGCCGTCGGAGACCTCGTTGCTGAAGATGCCGCCGGCCATCCAGGCCTGGGCCGCCCATTCATTTGTGCTGGTCAGCGCGGAGTCCGCCGCCATGCGGAGCTTCGGTCGTGGCAGTGCCCGCGGCGGGAACAGCTGACGGGTTTTACTTTCCATCTGGAACGGGCACCAGTCCATGGTGCGCGGACGGTTGCGGGCCCGGCTCGATCGCTCCTGTGAGATTTCCAGCAGCCGCTCGATGACGTCCGAGGAAAACATCGGCCGCTGACCTTCGGTGAAGGTCGGCGGCGCCGGCGAAACGACCTTGGCGTCGCTGGCTCGCTTCGCTGCTCGATAGGCGGCGCGGCGCGCGGCGTCGCGCTGTTTGCGTTCCTCTGGGGTGAGGACGGCTCGACGTCCGGCTCCTGGTCGCTTGCCGCCCCATGCCATGGCCGATCCCCCGAATCTTGAATTGCCGGGACTTGATTACTCGTTTTCAAGTCCGCGCACAAATTCAGGAGAGGGTCTTGACGTCGAGCCCGGCATTGCTGGCCTCTGCTACGGCATCCTGGCCGGCCTTGAAGGCCATGGCGGCGAGGCTTCCCATGGCGGCATTGACGGCGTCGCGTTGCCGCCGACTCAGGCCGAGGCCGTGGATCTGGACCGCGGTCGCCATGATCGCGGCTTGGAATTCTTGCATCGCGTTCGGGCAGGCCTGCGCCCATCGCGGCAGGTTGCGGGGACTCAGTGCGGCATCGATCT